TATGCTACATTCAATCACGATAAACTTGATGAAATGGTTATTGCTTTAGATAAAAATTTACATAAAGAGCCCAAAGATGATTGAACCAATTATCCATGAAAGCTTTAGTCCTACTATTTTAGAAATAGAAGTGCCTGATAAATTTGTTGATATGATAAATCTCGTTGGAGAAGCAGTTCTTGGAGATGAGAGTCTTTCCAAAAAGTTTGACTTTTCTCATCATCTAGTGGGTAAGGTATCAAAAGAAGTTAAGATACCTACTACAAATAAAGAAGATGGTGATTATCTAAAGGATATATTAAAGGGTGGTTGTTTACAATACTTAAACTATATGAAAGAAAAGAATCGTGCATATGGCTGGAGTAAGAAAGCAGGGGATATTATTCCCACACAAGATAATATACATTTATTGAATAGTTGGATTGTGAGTCAATATAAGGGTGAATATAATCCTTGGCACACTCATGGTGGAGATTTCTCTGGTGTGATATATCTTAAAATACCAGAGGGTATGAATGAAGCATATGATAAAGAATTTAAAGATCACTATCCATCAACTGGCTTAATAGAGTTTATGTATGGTGAGAAGGCTGACTTTAGAAGTGATAATCTAAAGTTCTTGCCTAGAGTTGGTATGATGTTGATATTTCCGTCATGGTTGAAACATTCAGTATACCCATTTTATGTTGACGGCGAAAGAAGGAGTATGAGTTTTAACGCTCATTATAATGTGAATAATGATAATAATTGATATGAACCAAATCTCACTAGCAAGTGTGATGATGGATATGAGAATGAGAAAAAGTGATGAACTAGATGAGAGTATGATAAGACATATGATACTTAACTCTATTCGCATGTATAGAACACAGTTTAATAAAGAGTATGGAGAAGTTGTTCTTACTTATGATTCTAGACATTATTGGAGAAGGGAATACTTTCCTAACTACAAAGCAAGTCGTAAAAAGAGTAGAGAAAAAGACAACAGAGATTGGGATAAAATCTTTGGTGTGTTGAATAAGATCAAAGCGGAGTTCAAAGAGAACTTACCTTACAAATACTTAGAAGTGTATGGTGCAGAGGCTGATGATATTATTGCAACTCTATGTAAGAATAATCAAGATGAAAATATTATGATTGTGTCTGGAGATAAAGATTTTATTCAGTTACACAAATATCCAAAGGTAAAACAGTATAGTCCAATACTAAAGAAGTTTGTAAAAGACCATAATCCAACTACCTATATAAAAGAACACATACTTAAAGGCGACACTAGTGATGGAGTACCAAATGTTCTATCGCCAGATAATACTTTCGTAGATAGTATAAGACAAAGACCTTTAGGAAGAAAGAAGATTGAGACTTGGTTGGATATACATATAGATGATTTGCCTGAAGAAGTCAAAAGAAATTACCAAAGAAATGATAAACTTATTAACTTAGATAATATTCCTGCTGAATTAGAAAAGGAAATATTAGATGATTATGATGGTGCGACATTTGGTGATAGAAGTAAATTATTAAATTATTTTATACAAACAAGATTAAAAAATCTTACTGAAACAATTGGAGAATTTTAAATGCAAGAAACATACTACCCACTCTTTTCGGAGATACTAGACAAAGTACATAAGGCAAAAACTAAGGATCAGAAGATTGATTTTCTTAAACAATACAAATCAGATTCATTGAAGATGTTTTTGAAAGCTGCGTTTGACCCAAAGATAGAATGGGTCTTTCCAGAGGGAGAAGTTCCTTATACACCTAATGATGCTCCTGCTGGAACGAATCATACGTTATTGATACAAGAATCAAAAAAACTATGGCATTTCATCAAAGGTGCAGATAATAGAACAAAACAACTTCAAAAAGAAAATATGTTCTTTCAGATGTTAGAGGGTCTACACGAAAGTGAAGCAAAACTTCTTGTCAATGCAAAAGATAAAAAGTTACATCAAATCTATAAAGGTTTATCTGCAAATGTTGTAAAGGAAGCATTTGGTTGGGATGAAGATTTTAAAGCTGAAGAATACCCATCTGCTGGTGGACTTGCAAACGGATAATGAAAGTTGCCCCTATCTATAGAACTGTATTTTCTCAAAGGAAACCATCACAGACTTGGAAAGTAAGTGATTCGCAACCTTTAGAAAATACAGAACAAGCCCCAGGAAATCACCTCGAAAAACGTAGTGAAAACAAATACTTACGAACACACTTGACATTACCTCAATCTTCTGTTATTATAATTAAGTAAGATAAAGAATAACAGAGAGAAAGAAAATATTATGACAATGATTAAAAAGAAGTTTGAAAAGATTGAAGATGGTATTAACAATATGTTAGATGCTGCTGCACATGACTATAATAGAATGGATTTAACATATAGAACCTCTGATGAGTTTCGTGCTGGGTTTATGATTAAAAAGGGTCAGAAATATATCAAGATTGGTAGAATGTCTAAACATACGCCAGGTCGAATGGGTCAAGTTTGGGGTTTTGTTGTTAACACAAATGATGACAAGAAGTTCAAAAAAGGTGATGTTCTAAAGGCTGCTGGATTTAATGCTCCTGCTAGAAATGCACCAAGAGGTAATGTTTTAGAGGGTGGTTTCAATATTAATTGGACTGGCCCAGAATATTTGTAGGAGAATTGAAATGATGTCAATGAATGGTTTTTTACTAATAAGTCTTGTAATAGGTTGTGTTATGTTTATTGGATATATGGAAGACCCATGTATCACAGAAGGCTTAAAACAAGGGTGTATGAATTAATAATGAGTAGGAAAAATAAATAATGAGAATGTTAAGTTATAAAAATAAAGAAGCTATTAATGAGGGTTTTGATTCTGGTCAAGTATTCCCCTCTGCAAAATATAATGTAAAGAATGGTGATTTGGTAATTGTGGTTGCAAATGATGATGTGAATAATTTAATTGAGGGTTATGTAATAGAAAAAACCCATGATGTTCCAAACTACATTGCAAAACGAACTTTTAAATCTAGTCGTGAAAAAGGTAACGTAAAACCAAGTTCTTATGATGGTTGGGGTGGAAAACCTATCGAAAGATTTACTATTCGTAATCAACAGTTTAATATGATTCAAGGTGGGATGGTAAACAAAGTTGATGGAGATCAAAAAAGAATTTTAAAATTTTTAGGTTTATAAGTTTGATTCGCATGGCTTCTTTCTCTCTCTCTCATCAAAAAAATGCCATGCGAATCACTTTCCCAAATGAACATATGATGAAAACGTGATGTACTGTAAGTACTTGAAATCATTGGGAAAATTTAGGGGGGTTGACAGACCCCCTTTTTTAGTATATACTATAAGTATAAACAATAAAGAGAGAGAAATAATTATGAAAAATCAAAAAAATCAAGAACTAAGTATTCATCAGACATTTAAAATGCAAGATACTTCTGGAAAGAATAATCCAATTAGGTTCATCAATGCCCATAAAGGTGGTATTCAAATGTATGGTACTGAAGTTGGTGAGTTGGTTGCATGGGGTAAGACTCCAGAGATGATTACTTATGCACTAAGAACAAAAGGTTCTGTTGATGATGTTTATGCTGGTTCTTCAATGGACTTTGCAAGTGAAAATGGATTTGCAAATGATGAAGATGCAATGAAACTTTGGTCAGAGGGTTGGAACAATTATGTTGATGAAATCAATGCAGTTGGTGAAAAACCAAAAAATATTAATTATGGGAGTGCTATATAATGGGTTATTTTTTTCAAGAATGGAAAGATAAGAAAATGTCAGTTGAAAGTTCTGATGGTCAGTTTATTATGAATTTTGGAGAGGCAGAAAAGTCTATGATTCAAAATCTTGAAGATGCAGTTGTTAATTTGACTGAGGGTGCTTCTGATGAAAAGAGGTCTGCAATCAATTACATTGAGTATCTTGCAGATTGTTTGAAAAAAGGTAAAGTTGAAGTGAAGTGGAATATTAGTTAATGGATAAGTTTATATTAGTAAATGGTGGAACTAAAGAACAAAGACAATTAGTTCACAACATTACTGGCTGGTTCTGTATGAAGTTTTTTAATAGATTCAAGTCTTATAATATTGAGTTTGACCTTTGTAAAATAGAGGGTAATGTTCAAGGTTGGTGTATGGATATTGATAGAAATGCTTCTCATATCGAAATTGATAAAAGACTTAAAGGTGATGATTTCATTACTTGTGTATTGCACGAGTTGGTTCATGTAAAACAACAGTTCAAAGGTGAACTAAAAGAACTAAATGGTAAAGCAAAAAAATGGAAAGATCAGATTCATATTGGTCTAACGAATTTTTCAAATATGGATAAAGTAGAGTCTGAAAAAATAAAAAAGATAGCACTTGATAAAAATGTATTTGTTTCAGACTATATGGATTTGCCTTGGGAAATAGAAGCTTATGCAATGCAAGAAACTTTATTAATAGAATGGAAAAAACAAAATGCTTAGTTTAAACGAAATAATACTTATGATGGGAATCGGAATAGCAGACCCATCACTACCAATTGAAAAACCAAAACCATTTAATGGTGTTGATCCAATTCAAGTATCTTGTCTTGCTGAGAACGTATATTTTGAATCAAGGAATCAAGGAACTGCTGGTTGGAGTGCAGTTATTTCAGTAACATTGAATAGAGTAAAGGACAGAAGATTCCCTAACACTATCTGTGAGGTTGTTAAACAAGGGCCAACAAGGGAGTCTTGGAAAAGGAATGGAACTTACTATCCTATTAGACACAGATGTCAATTTTCATGGTATTGTGATGGTAAGAAAGATGTAGTGCATAAGAAAGATAAAAAGTTATACAAAGAGATATACAATTTATCTTATGTATCTTTAATCAAAGGTATCAAAATATTAGACATAACAGATGGTGCAACACATTATCATGCAGACTATGTAACACCAGCATGGGCCCAAACTAAAACAAAAACTGTGGAGATCGGTGACCACATATTTTATAGATGGGAAAAGTAATGAACATATTCTATTTACATGAAGACCCTATCCAAAATGCAAAGTGGCATATTGATAAACACGTTGTCAAGATGCCCATTGAGTATGCACAACTTATGTCAACTGCACATAGAATGTTAGATGGGGAAATGTATCTAGGTAAAACTGCAAATAATCGTAAGATTAAAAGATGGAGATTAGATGATGAACGAGAAGATGTATTATACAAAGCTTCTCATGTCAATCACCCATCTGCAATATGGGTTCGTCAATCCATAGATAACTATTATCAGATGTATAGAATCTATATGGCTACACTTGCAGAGTATACATATCGTTATGGTAAAATACATGGTTCAACTAAACCATCAATGTTACTTATAAGACCACCAAAGAATATTCCTAAGATTAAAGGAACACCACTACCTCAATGTATGCCAGATGAGTGTAAGGTAAAACACAATCCTATACTTGCTTATAGAAACTACTATATAGTTGAGAAGAACTCATTTGCGAGTTGGAAGAATAGGAGTATACCAGAATGGTACAAAGAGAAGGATATTATGAATACATGGGTAGGCGATTAAGAGAAGAAGGCGTTTTTGATGACACCAGAGGTAGATTGTTCGAGATGGACATGGCAGAACTGACTAATGCATACTATAATGTTTTAAAACGTAACAAAGAATTATTAGAAGAAGTAGAAAAATTGAAAGAAGAAAATGCCAACATACACAATAAAAGATAATGATAAAGATGAGTATTTTGATACTATTTGTTCTTGGGGTCAACTTCAAGATTTCTTAGAAGAAAATCCTCATTACCAAAAAGTAATTACTGCACCAGCCATAGTATCTGGTAATGGTGTAAAATCAGATGGTGGTTTTAAAGAAACCATGTCAAGGATTTCAGAAGCACACCCAAACTCACCTCTTGCCGAACGATTTGGTAGTAGTGGCACACACAAGAATATTAAGGTAAAGAACATAGCAAAAAAACATAAACTTATAGATGTTGAAGGTCACAATGTTACAAAACATTATGAAAAAAACAAATCTACAGGCTTATATTAATATAAATACAACTGTATGGAACGCAACATAATATGTTCACAGCTTCCATATAAGGGGTAGATAGTGGTTTCTACGAATTACCACTACTACTCCACTCTCTATATAAGGATATATTATGGCGAAACAAAAAGACATTACTTACAATCAACTTTCCAATGTAAAACCAGTAACCGACAGTCAAAAATTAGTATTTGAATCTTGGAAACAAGGACTAAATCAATTTCTATTTGGTTGTGCTGGAACTGGAAAAACCTTTATTTCATTATACCTTGCATTGCAAGATGTACTTAAAAATGATACACCATACGATAAAGTTATCGTAGTTCGTTCTCTCATACCTACAAGAGAAATAGGTTTCTTGCCAGGAGATGAAGAAGACAAGGCTGCATTGTATCAAGTACCATATTCTAACATGATGCAGTTTATGTTTGAACAACCAAATGAACAGGCGTTCTCTATGTTATATGATAGGTTGAAAGCACAAGGTAGTTTCTACTTTCTATCAACATCATTTCTTAGAGGATTAACTTTCGACAATAGTATCATCATAGTTGATGAGTGTCAGAATCTAAACTTCCATGAACTTGATACTATTATTACAAGAGTTGGTCAAGACTCCAAGATAATGTTTTGTGGAGATTTTGGTCAATCAGATTTAACTAGACTTAATGAGAAGAATGGTCTAATGAATTTCTTACAAATTCTACAAGAGATGAATGAGTTCAACTGTACAGAGTTTGACATAGGCGATATTGTTCGATCTGGATTTGTCAGAAGTTATTTAATACAAAAAACAAAATTAGGAATGGGAATAGAATAATGGATATTAATAAACTACGAGAGGAAATTGAATATGACGAAGGAAGTGTTGGAAAGATATATCTTGACCATCTTGGTCTGCCTACTTTTGGTATTGGCCACCTTGTTTTGGAATCAGACCCAGAGTATAAATGGGAAGTTGGAACTCTTATCACAAAAGTTAGAGTTGCTGAAGCCTTCGACCAAGACGTTAAATCGGTGCTTAACGACTGCACAATCTTATATGCTGACTTTGATGAGTTGCCAGAAGAAACTCAAAGAATAATTGCGAACATGATGTTCAATATGGGGCGACCAAGATTATCCAAATTTAAAGGTATGAAACGTGGAGTTGATGCCAGAGATTGGAACGCAGCTGCAGATGAGATGGTCGATAGCACTTGGTATAAACAAGTGACTAAAAGAGCAGATCGACTTGTTGTGCGAATGAGGGATGTTGGAAACCTTTGACATACTCTCAACGAGATTGGGAAAGAACTGTAGGGTGGGGTAAAGTTCCACCAGAATATGAAATTAAAGAAAGCGATAAAGATGAAAGAATACAACCACAAGACGATAAATCTCCCAGAGATAACAGCAAAAACAACTGATGGTATTCGTTTATACGAAACACCAGAGGGTAATAAGTATCCATCAATCACTACAGTTCTTTCTGTAAGAAGTAAAAGTGGACTTACTGCATGGAGAAAACGAGTTGGTGAAGATGTTGCAAACTATATTGCACGAACTGCAGCCAATCGTGGTACAGCAGTTCATAATATGTGTGAAGATTGGTTAAACAACATTCCATACAACTGGCCTGAAGCTTGGAAGAAACACACTAAGAACTTTTTACCTCATATGTTATTCAAACAATTAGCAGAAAAAGCATTAATTAACATAGACAATATTTATTCTCAAGAGTGTGGACTCTATTCTGATAAATATAGAGTAGCTGGTCGTGTAGACTGTATAGCAGAATACAATGGTGTTCTATCTATTATCGACTTCAAGACTTCATCAAAAGAACGTACTGATGAATGGAATGAAAGTTACTATATCCAGGCATCTGCCTATGCAGAGATGTTTGAAGAAAGAACAGGAATTAAGATCGACCAAATCGTTATTCTTGTTGTTACAGCAGATGGTGCAGTACAAGAGTTTGTCAAAGATAAGACAGAATACCTACCCTTGCTCCTAGAAACCATCTCATTATGGGAAGAAAAAAATGAAATGGTTACTAGTACTGATCTCCTTGAATCTGTATGATGACGGAACAGCAGATCACTTTATATTTACAAACATGAAGTATATCTCTTTAACACATTGTCAAGAGACTGCTAAAGTAAATTTAAAATCAATTGAAGCTACTGCAATGAGACAATTTAATGGCCCTGCAAATCTTTTTTGTTTCAGAGAAGATAAATTCAAAGAATATATTAATCAGACACAACCAACAAAAAAACTTGGTATTTAACCTTGACTTTATAAAGAATCTATGTTATAAATATAGTATGGTTTGTTGATACAATCTAAAGACTAGACTGGACATGGGGGCAGTACCCATCACCTCCACCAAAATATATGGGGGTGAAATAGGATCGACAGATAGAGATAGGAACGAGTAGAACCATAGGTTGAACGCTTAATAGTTCATTTAAGTAAATGCAAACGATAATTTTGCAATCGAGGGTTTCGCACTAGCTGCGTAATCTCATGGAGTTCGGTGGGAACTTAGCAACAGAATCCCACCACCTAATTTTTTAGAGGTGAATATGAAATACATTTATGATACTTGGAACTCTGTTATGAACCATAATAGTAATCCATTAAAGAACATTCCAGATACGAATACCAGACATATGATTATCCAAGTACTAGCATGGATGTGGTGTATCACATTTAGTTCATACTTTACTAGTATGTGGATATTTGGTATTACTACAATCGCACACATATTCATTATAGCTGCAATTGCAATGACAGTCGCAGTATTTGAAACTGCAAAAAACAATCCTAGATTCCTTATGAACAAAGGTTATCACACACCAAGTCGTGCAAGAGCAATTTACATCAAGGGTAAAAGATATGAACTAGACCCAAGAGATGCTGGGGGAGAACACGAATGAGTTATCATAAAGAAGACATAGGTGTTTGCACACACATAGTAGAGTCATACTATAAACCTAATGACCCAACATCAACATATAATTTAAATAATACTGTTAAATTATGGGTTGACTTTAGTCGAAATGTGTTGTATAATAAGTCTATTAAATCAAACAATTCAGAGGAATTAAATGCAAACACCTAAAACATTCTCATTAGAGATAGAGAAAGTCGCACTAGAGAAAAGAATTAATCACATGGATGCTGTCATCTGGTATTGTCAGAAGAATGATTTAGAACCAGATACAGTAGGTCGTTTGATTACTAAGGGTCTCAAAGAGAAAATTGAGGCAAATGCTCGAGAATTAAACTTCTTGGAAAAAACAGCTCAACTACCAATATAGGAGATTATGGTAATGAAGATAGAAGCAAAAAATGCTTTTCAAGTACTTGAGGACATGCACCTCAAGAATCGAGTTAAGGAACTCGAAGCAGACAACGCAGAACTCGTTGTCAAGAACGAGGAATTGGCAGAAAGGTGTAAGAAACTTGCATCTCGTATGCCAGAGTGGCCGAAAGGTTACAGACCAACTCGTAGGGCGTTTACGGAGAAGAAAAAGTATGAACGTACACCTAGTTGATAGCATGGGAACAGACTTGAGTGTAGTTAATGCTGCTCGAGTCTCTTTCGCAAAAGAGAGTGATGAGTTTTCTGAAAAAGATGCAAAACTCATCAACTATCTTGCGAAGCACAATCATTGGAGTCCATTCGGACATGCATCTTTGCAGTTCAGAATTAAGGCACCAATCTTTGTTGCAAGACAACTTGTGAAACACCAAGTCGGTTTGGTGTGGAACGAAGTCAGTAGACGTTATGTTGATGATGAACCAGAGTTCTATATTCCAGAGAATTGGAGATTGAAGGCTGATGATAAGAAACAAGGGTCTTCTGATGAATACATTAAGTACAATATTGAATCTACAATGAGTTATGTAAAAGAAACATATAACAATCTATTGAAGGCAGATATTGCACCAGAAATGGCCAGAATGGTTTTACCACAAAACTTATATACCGAATGGTATTGGAGTGGTACATTGATGGCA